TAGGAGCTACGGCACCACTATCAAAAGAAAGAGAATAACCAATATCAACTAGTTGCCATCCGGTGGTACCAAGAACATGCTTCCATAGGAGTCCTTTATTGCTATATTGCCTCTCTCCAGACGGAAGCGTGTACGCAATTGCAACTGGGGTAGCTAGGCTATTGTCAATGATTGCCGTAGAGTTATCCCAGTTATCAATTAGCGACATGTCTAGACTGGTATCAATAGAAGGCTCTAAGAAGATAGCTCCAGTCGCCGTGCCTTCCTCAAAACTACCCGACCACAATTCATACCCTGCTACGATAGCAATAAAACTATCGGTAGCTTCTGTATTATCTACTTCGACCTCATGCCCAATCACTGGTTCTATGACGCCGTTCTCAAACCTTCCCCCAAAGAAATCTCGTACTGCGTACGCATTATCTTGAAATTGAAATACGCCGGAAACACCATTCACTCCCAGAGGATCCGGGGTAAATGAATCCCACGTAGCGTCTTGCACTCGTTGCGAAGTGGAGAGAGCTCCTAAGAACCTATCTCCTGTGTACTCGTTCCATGTTATACCTAGCTGGGATTGATGTGTAAACACATCACCAGTTCCATTATAGACAAAGCTAGCTCCGTCATTGGTACTGAATACAGTAGCTCTTCTAGGACTTACGCCGGCCACTCTATCTATTGTTATGTAGAGGGTACCATCCTCTTCAGATACATAGTAGATCCTAGCTGTACCTCCCACTGTGACGGAATCAGACAAATACCAATAGAGGATATTGCCTTGGGATAAAGTCCCCGTCTGGGCCACTAGGGAGCTATCCAGAGCAGCGTGCCAAAAGTTAGTCAGTCCCTCTGAGATAGTAGGGCCAATTATAGTGAGTCCCTGAGACTCCTCGTAGGCCCCATCCACTACCTCGAAGTTACGACATGCCCTAAGAGAACCTACGGGAGCCTGTACTGGTGAGGGATTGAGGAATAGCCCTGTATCCAATGGTACATATAGCGGCGATAGACCGTTAAATGCCTTCTCTGGAATTATTGCCATTACCTAAAGCTCCGATCATACCCCGAAAGGCCGGTCAATACCCCTGCGGGGATATAGACGGGCGGTGCTTGTTTTTCCATTAGTCGTTTGCGCTGAGCGAGGAACTTCGACTGGACTTCCCTGACTCCCTCTTCGTTTTCATGATGCGCGAAATACCTAATGCATGCATCATAAACCAGAATATTATGATAACGCTCAGGAAGCAGTACGCTACCACCAGTGATAGTCGTTCCCGGTTCGTCAGCGTCGAGCGTGAGTTCGTCAATGTCCCATACTCCATCATATCTAAGTGTGTAAGCCTGATCAGGAACGGGCCAGAGCTGGATAACCCCGTCTGGCCGTTCGATGATGTGAGTAGGACGACTCTCTGTAGCCGATCTTGTATCCTTCGACATCCGCCAGTCCTCGTACCGAAAGGTACTGAGCACGGCCTCATCTGTCTTGGCCGTCGTATACAGAGAGACAGTCCTATAGTTGATCGTCTCGAGTCCGCTCGGCATGGCATACTCGTCAGTAGATTGCGTGACTGCCAACGTCTGATCCAGCTTCTGCCGGAACCACCAGTTCGTTGATTCCTCCTGCAATTCTCTCCACGAGTCCTGCACATACATTACAAAGGTCGCCGTGATGTCCACTGCCCCCACCAAGGTGGTGGGAAGTGAGCTACGGACACCTGCACGTTCCATTGATTTCTGTACGAGCGTGAGAAAATCCATTATTGTTTCCTTATCTGTTATCTACGAGAATGCTATAAGGGTGTTTGTGCTGATCATTGTAGTCAAGGGTTTCTCTTCCGTTATCCTGCCGACTGACGAAGTACTTACGCTCAACTGCATCCTTAAGACAAGTAAGCCACTTGCCGTGCATGACCACATCCATGTTAACGGGGACAGAAGCCATGACGAAGTTGAGTCCTACTACAACCGGGCGGTTGTTCGGGTTGTGATCCCCCGGAGATACCCGTACCTTGACGTACCCTTCGGGTACATCGATAGGTGCGTTCATCCGTACATACTTCATCTCAGCATTGCCCTTAAACTTACGGGCTGCGCTCATAATAAAGTCGATCAGTTCCTCTTTGTGTGTTTGTTCTGCGTTTAAGTTGAGGTCATATGAGTGCCGAGCGAACTGTACCAGCTCATTCTTATTCATCTTGACCAACGTGTCACGCGATATGATTTCCCCTACTTCGGGACTGGCCTTGTCTAAAGTCGCCATCGTGTTCTCCATTTGTGAATGAAAGGGTCAAGCCCCCCGAAGGGGGCTATCGCCGTATTTACTTACTGTACAACTGCTTGGTTCTGCGAGCTAGCATCTGCCAACAGGACGCATACTTTGATGCCTCCAGCAGCAGCGGTAGCAGCGCCTGCGATAACAGTCAACTTGAAGTCCCAAGCTGCTGCCGGAATGAACGTTGCAACTGCGGTACCTACGCCCGTGGTAAGAACCACGTTCGCTGGGCCACCACCAGAAATAACGCCACCATTCAGGAAGCCGTCTGGATCGTCAGTAGTACCATCGTCCCAACCACAATCGATATCGAGAGTGGCCGTGGCGTGTGCATCCAGTTCGTCGAACTGAATCCATCCACCGAGGATAACGGTATCATTGTCAAACTTATCCAGATAGATTACGTCGCCAGTATTAAGCTGGGCGGCAGTAAATTCCAGATCGTAAGTTTGCAAGCGCAGGCCACTAAAACCAGCGCCTCGAACTTCAGCGACTCCACTGAGAGAACCCGGCTTTGCGTTTGGATGATAAAATGTAGCCATGATAATCTCCTATTAAAGATCCGTTACGCCAACTTCGATGCGTTGCACCCAAGCTTCGTTGAGGATCAGGGCTGCGAAGTACATCTTCCAACCAACGTAACCACGCTGACCGAGGATGTCGCTCTTGTCAATCCGATCTGGATTAACAACACGGGGGCTCATAGAACCAGCGCCTTTCAGCGGTACGGTTGCGTATGAGTTCTTGGAAACGATAACCACAGGGTATACATCGACATTACTGCCAGTGACTACCATGCCGTTAGCCGTGCCCGAACCTGCGCCTGCTTCTGGCTCAAGTACCGGGGAGAGAACTACACGAATCTGTTCTACTTTACCAAGTTCCTGATCGCACAACACCGAGTAGGTGCCATAGCGCTCAGCAGGGGTAAAGCCATCCAGATCACGGAAGTCCTGTTCCGTATCAGTATGTGCGAAAGCTACAAAAGAAGCAGCTACTGCTTCGGTTGCATATTTCGGTGAAGCTGACAGCATACTAGTAATCGGTTTTGCACGCTGGCTCTTCAGATTACGAGTAGCGGCACGAAGCAGGTTCAGAGTGATGGTATCATTCACGTCCGTACGTGCTGCGGGGGTACCAGTACCAGAATAGGCTACGTTCGTACCAGCTTTCAGAGCGCCCCAAAGAATCAATTCCTTGGTTTCGGCAGCCTGTTCACCGGCGAGCATAGCGGCATCTTTCAATACCGGATCCTCGTTCATGTCATAGACTTTATCGGTAATTTCGATAACGTCGCCGTACTGTCCCATCGTTACAGATACGTCTTCATACTGCATCTGTTTCGGAATGGGGGTAACGCCCTCAACCATCTGGGCGAGTGATACTGCATAGGGGATTGGACGACGGAACTTAATATTGTCCGCAGTATTCTTCGGAAGAGGCTTGGTCTGCGCGAACTTCTCCAAAACAAGGATCGGCTCGGCATGTTCAAGCATTACGATTTCTGCGTAAGCTGCCGTACGTTGGCTGATATCCCCATACTTCGTTGTTGCCATTTTAATTTCCTAGAGTAAGGGTTTATTATCTACCGCTTCTCTGTCTAAGTAAGGCATCGAACTGGGCCTCGTAGTCATCTCCTGATCCACCGAGATCAATCTCAGCGGAGCGTGATTTAACTCCTGTACCCTTCAATGCCGACTTGCGTCGAGCGGCTACCTGATCAGCCGACTGACGTGAAGATGGTTTAGTATCATCTGCGGCACGTTCACCTTTGCCTAACTGAACACTTACCTGCCCGTCCATGTACCTAGCGAAGTCTTCCAGCACTTTGCTGGCGTCCTCCACCTCTTCCGCTTTCCTTGCGAACTCTATGTACGCGGGGGTCTGTTCAGCTACCCATTGATGAAACGCACGGCTTCCCAATACGTCATCCATATCTACGCCTGTCTCAGCCGTATTGAAAATATGGGATGCTTTTTCTCGCAACGCTACCTTGCGTTGTTCGATTTGCTGCGCTAACTGCGCTTGCTGGAGCGGACGAACCGTCCCAAGCAATTGCTCACGTTCCTTCGCAAACCGCTTCTCGAACATCTTCTCAACGTTCTTGGCCACGGTTGGAAATTCTTCCATGAATGCAGCAAGTTCTTCATCATCCATATCTTCGAGTGGTTTACCATCTGCTACGGCCTGTTTGGCGGCGGCACTTGGTTGTGTCCGTTGCTCTGCTTCCTGCTGAGCAGCAACACTGTCGAGTCGGCGCTGTAAAGCTGCAACTCGTCCTTTATCGGATTTAACGCTGTGTACCAAGGCCTCTGCTTTCTCGCGGAAGGTAGGATCTAGCTCGTTCACCCATTCATATGGGTCATCCTTCTTCTCTGGTTCTGCGGAGGTGCCCTTCGTGGAGGCTTGCGCGTCCTCTTCCGGGTCTTCGTCGTCGGGTGTACGATCCTCAGTTTCGGGAAGGGAGCTAGTTTCCTCTCCGTCATCTTCGTCTTCGTTTGCCGATACATCTTCTTCCTCGTCGTCGAGATACCAATCGTCTATCAGGTTCTCTTCGATATCGGGGATATGTGTTTCTGCTTTTTCTTCACGTTCCATTGTATTCCTCCGGTGGCAAGGCTACTGCGTCGCCAGTAATGACATCAATAAACCACGTAAATCTTCTGCGGCCTGTACTTTCCCTCTGTATTCATAGAGCTGTTCGATGTGCAGATCCTTGGCCCTGATGAGCTGCCGGTTCTGTTTTGAAGCATACTCTATGAGTTGCTCTTCCACTTGTTCTCTAATGGTTTGTAGATCCATTAGATACCACTTCCGTATTCTTCTTTCACCTGTATCTCCCTCTCCATCTTCTTGAAGTCAATGTCCTTCAGCTCGAGATTCATCTGGTGCTCCATGTCTTTCATCTGGAGATCCTTCTGAAGCTGCATGATCGAGACTTCCTTGGCGGAAGCCAGCTTGGCCAGTTCGATCTGGTACTGAAGTGACGCTTGGTTCTGCTTGGCCTGCGCCTCGGCTACGAAGCTCTGGTATCTGGCCTGTGACTCGATGGCCATCTGTTCTTGCTTGGCGTTCTTGTACTGTGCGTCAGCCTTGGCTACTTCAGCCTGCGTCTGTGCGGTCAGCAGTGCTGCGTTGGCCCTGATAAGATCCGGGTTCTGCTCTTGCTGCTGTGAAGCTGCCTGCTCTTGAGCGGCCTTCAACTGCTCGACTTCCTCCATTGAGCGGAGTACGTCTCCAGTCCGGGTATTGTCGGCGAGGGCCCTGAAGGCTTTGCCGGGATCTACGTGCATCATGAACTCTTCGTTGGATCCGGCTAGTCCGATCATACGCTCGATCTCCTGTGCCCTGATCTGAGCCTCGATGCGCTCGGTAGCGCCCCCGACTTCGATCTCGAAATCTCCCTTGACTGTATCGTCCTCCCCATACTGCATCTCGTGGTGATAGAACCTGTTCACGAGGGGACGGGTGATGTAATCATCCCAGTTCATTGACGCTGCTTTCTGGATGATGTTGGTGGCGGACATGATCATGGCCAGACCAGTGGTAGTGTTGTTACCTACCGGCACTTCCCCCTGCTGCATCAGCGGGGTAGATGACTCTACGTCCGCGAACTGCATGGCAGTATCCATGATCCGTGCGATACCTTCCATCTGGGCCGGGATGTTAACGAACTGCATCGCTTCCCGTACGTCAGCGCCGTACTCGGTCATGAACCATACCTTCAACGGCTTAATGCCGTAGTCCCCATCTCTGGTGGCTGGTTCAATCATTGATTTGTTCAGAACTA